ACTGTAGCATCTGCTTTAATTCCCGCTGCAAAACAAGTTCAAGCATACGCAATAAAAAAAAGAGATAATGAAGAAAAATTAGAAGCTAAAAAAACTTTATTATTATTAAAAGGTGAATCAGATAAAATTATTGAATCACTAAAAAATATTCCAAATGAAAAAGAATCTATAAATACTTTTTTGAATAATTTTAAACAAATATATAATAATAAATTATCTAATATTAAAAATCGAAGAATTAAAAAACTTGTTCAAGATTCTATAGAATTAGAAAATATAGAAAGTGTTTATCACTTAAAACAAAATTCTTTTAAAGCATACGAAAAACAAAGTGTGCAAGTATATAATGATAAAATTAATATAGATGTTGCTAAATATAAAGCTACAGATAATGCTATATTAAAAAATAAATATAGAGAGGAAATATATCGTGATGCAGAAGATTTTAATAAAGAACATCAATTAGGTTCTGCTGATTTAAAAAAAAGATTACAAAAAATAGATGCAAGTTTATTATTTACTGATGCTGATTATACTATTGGGTTAGGTTTTGATAATACTGCAGAACAAATAGCAAAATTAGATTCTGATATTAATGGAGCTTCGTTTATAAGTAATGATTTGTTTAGTGATAATATTTTTAATTCTTACAATCAAAAAATAAGTAATTTAACTATTAAAGGTGATCCTAATGCAGACTATGATGAAGCTATAAGACTGTTATCACAATTAGAAAACTTTGAAAGATATAATGGAAGTAAAGTTATTTCTGAAAAAAAAGAAATTGAGTTTTCAAATTTAAAACAAAAAGTATTAGTAGAACAAATACAACATGAAAATTTATTAAATAAACAAGGTGATAATAAAGCATTTTTAGATTTTTCTAATGATTCTAAAACTAGCTTATTAAAAAGTATTACTGATAATAGATCGGGAATACCACCAACTCTTGAAGATCGTCTTATAGCAAATGAAATTGAAGATGAATATGAACAAATGCTTAGAGATTATTTAGATGCAGACCCAGAAGCAAGTTTAATAAATAAAAAATCATTTGTTAGAAATTTAACATTTAGTTTACAAAATATTTATCAAGATAGAAAAATTAGTAAAATAAAATCAAGATCATTTACAGAAGATACATTTGATATTGTTGCTGAAAAAAATAGAGTTATGGAAGATGCTAAACTTTTAACTTTAGGTGAGTTAGATGTAACTACAAGAAGAAGATATGAAAAAATTGCAAAAGCAAATGGTTTTATAACAACTATTACCACAGATGGTAAGGAACAAAAAATTGGTGATATTGGTGCTTTTTTAAATGTGTATTTGCCAGTATTACAAAGACAAGTAAAAGCAGTAGAAATAGCGGAGTAATATGACAACACAATTATCTGAAGAAGTGTTAGGAATTTTACAATTAAATGAAGAAGAGACAAAACCAATAATTCCTATACAATCTGGTTTACAAAAAAAACCAGATGAAAAAGATTTTAATTGGTGGACTACTTTAGAAGATATGGCATTGTCTGTTCCTCAAGGTGTTGTAAATACAGTTGAAGCTCAAGGTGATTTTTTAGATGAAAATATTATTTCTCTTGGCGGACTTGAGTTTGGGGATCAAGATGGATCACTTACATTTAAAGATTTTATACCAAGACTTGTTACACCTACAAAGTGGAAAGAAGGTAGATATTCAGAAAAAAGAAACCTACCAGTATTTCATCAACCAAAAACAAAAGCAGGACAAGTTACCGAAGGAATTACAAGATTTCTTACTGGATATGCGGGACCAGCTAAATTTTTAAAAGGTTATAAAAAATTAGGAAGATCAAGAGCTTATATCGCTGGGGGTATTGCTGATCTTACTGTGTTTGATCCCAATGAAGGCAGACTATCAGATATGTTGATTGAGTTTGATTCACAAGTATTAAATAATGCAGTTACTCAATATTTAGCAACAAACGAATATGATACCGAAATGGAAGGAAGATTAAAAAATGTATTAGAGGGAATGTTTCTTGGTGGACTTGTTGATGTAGTTGCAACTGGATTAAGAGGAACTCCTAAAAAAGCAGAACAAATATATCATGGTATTAAAGGTTTTAAAAGAATGAAAGCAACCAATGATCTTGGTCAAAGAGCAAAAATTCAAAAAGAAACTTCAGAAGTTATTAATGATATTGAAAAAGGTAGACTAACTAAAAGAAGAAAGAAAGCAGCATTTGAAGGTAATGCTTCTATTAATTTAAAAGAAGCAATTAAAACAATAAAATCTACAAAAGAAACAGCTAAACAAGCATCTGAACTTTGGATTAGTAGAGTTGTTAATACTGGTGCATTTAAAAATGGTACAGAAGTTTTAAATACTATTGATAATGTTACTGATAATGCTTTTGATGATGTTACAAAAGAATATTTAGAAAATGATGTTTTAAAAAATGAAGCTGCAGAAGAATTAGCAAAACTTTTATCAAGAGATAAAAACGAAGTTTTAAAAACTGTATTTAAAGAAAAAGATTCAAAAGAAGGTGTAGTTAAAATGTTAGCAACAAAACAAGTTCTTCAAGATTTAGCTGTTGATTATCAAAAAGTATCAGGAAAATATCTTGATCAATTTGGAGAGGATGTTTCAAAATGGTCAAAAGAAGCAAAAGAAGAAATTGGTTTAAGAGGAAAAGTTATTGCAGAAACTTTTTATAAAACAAAAGAAATTATAAGAGGTGCAGCAAGAACTACTCAAGCAGGTAGAATTAAAGTTTCAAGGTCTGGTGGTGAAATTTTAGAAATAGGAAAAATTGCAACTTTATTTAAAAATTTTGATTCAAACCCTGCAGTATTAGCAAAAAAAGTAAAGAACATAGCTCCTAACCAAATTATAAATGAACTATCAAAATCTAAATTTTCAAAATACATTGAAGCATTTAACTCTCTTTTTATTAATGGATTGTTAGGTGGTACTTATACCCATTCAATAAATATGTTGGGAAATGCTTATGAATTATTTTTAAAACCTATAGAGGTAGTTGCTGGTGCAGCTATAAGAAGAGATGCAAAAACAATAAGATTAGGTTTTTCTCAATATCAAGGAATGATTTTTCAAATTAGTGATACTTTTAAAGCTATTAGAACTGCTTTAAAACAAGGTGATGCAGTTCTTGATCCTTTTCAAAGAACACAAGATAATTTACAAATAGTTGATGGTAAAGCGATAAGACCTATAAGTGCAAGTGCTTTAGAAGTTTCTGGAATTACTGGAAATGCAGTTGATTTTATAGGTAAAGTTGTTGAACTGCCTGTAAGATTTTTAATGACAGGTGATGAAATATTTAAACAATTAGGTTACAGAGGAAGATTATTTGCTGGAGCTATTGATAATACTTTAGAACTTGGATTAGATGTAGGATCAAAAGAAGGTAAAGCTAATATTAAAAAAATATTTGATAATGGTTTTGACAAAAATGGAAAAGCAAATGTTGTAGATAATGATATAGCTGCAAAAGCATTAGCAGGAGCAAGAGAATCAACTTTTACTAATGGTTTAAATGATGGTAGATTTTTTAACATTGGATATGCTTGGCAAAAATTTATTGAACAAGCTCCATATTTAAGACCTTTAACTCCATTTGTTAGAACACCAACAAACCTTTGGAGACAATTTGAAACTCGTATTCCTGTTTATGGAGCATTTACAAAACCAATGAGAGATGCTTGGAATACTGGAGACCCTAGAGCTAGAGCAGATGTTTTAGGTAGACAAATATGGGGTATATCTACTATGGTATATGCGTCATACTTAACTGCTATGGATATAGAAGATAGAGATGGAAATATTTATAGAAAAATTACAGGAGCAGGACCTAAAGATTATCAAATAAGAAAACAATGGGAAGCTAATGGTTGGCAACCTTATTCTATTGCACAAAAAAATGAAGATGGAAGTATAACTTATAAACAATATAACAGAATGGATCCTCGTTTTTATATTTTTGGAATCATGGCAGACATTGCAGAAAATGCAGATAATATAAATGATGTAGATAAAGAAAATATTGCTTTTGTTGCTGTAGCTTCTGCTGCAAAAGGATTATTAAACAAAGCATATATGAGAGGTTTAGCTGATGCGTATGAAGTTGCTTCAAGTGATGAACCCGGTAAAATTGAAAAATATTTAGGTAGAGTTGTAGGTAACTCAATACCTTATCAAGCATTTGTTGGTCAAGGTGTACCGGGTATTATAGAAGCTGACGCAGAAAGTTATGAAGCTAGAGGATTTGTAGATGAAATAATAAAAAAATCTTATTTTTTATCTAAAGACGAAAAACTAGAACCAAGAAGAGATATATTAACTGGAGAACCAATAGTTAAAAATCCAACTTCTATATATTATAATCCAGAAGGCGGTTTATCATATCTAGGATTAACAGTTGGACCTTTAATGGTGGGTAGAAAATCTGATATAAAAGAAGATAAAGTTCGTGTTGAAATTATGAGATTAAAAAGAAGATTATCTCAACCAAATAAAAATATTGGAAATATTGATTTAACTGAAGTTAAAAAAAATAATCAATCTGCTCATAATTATTGGATAGAAAGAATTGGCAAAACTGAAGTTAATGGTCAAAATTTATATGACACCTTATCAGAAGTTATTGAATCTACAGATTATGAATTTGCTCAAGAAGGTGATGAAAATAATCGTGGTGGAAAAGAAATTATAATAGATAATGTTTTTAATGCTTTTAAAAGACAAGCAAAAGAGGACATGATAGATGAATATGATTTATTAGATTCAATTCAACAAGAAAAAGAACAAGAGTATAGTTTAAGAGAACCATCTTATGACACAGAAGAACAACAAGGAAAAGAGATACTACCTAGAAGAAAGAAAGATAGTTTTTCATTTAACTTATTTAATAGAGCAGAATCCGCTGAAGTTGATATAGAATCAAATACTAAAGAAATAAAAATTTTAGCAAATAATAATTTTATAGATTCTCTTTGGGGTATTTACTATCAAACAAGTAATGATCCAGAAAAAAATGAATCAGCTAAAAAAAGATTAAACAAAAATTATAAAGTACCAGAAGATGCTAAAAAATCTATAGATAAAGCTGCATATATATTTAAAGGAGATAGAGGTTTTAGTTCAGATACAATTAAAGATTATTTATCTAAAATAGGACAAATAGAATCTCAATATAAAACAAAAAGACAATACAATGATGGACCAGCAAGATCATATTGGCAAGTAGAACCAAGTACAGCAAGAGATATTTTGACTAGAGAAGGTTTTAATCAAGTTGGATTTTTAGGTAAAAAGTTTGAAGAAGTATTTAAAAAATATGCAAAAAAAGATAGATCAGCTGTTGAATATTTAAAAGAATTAAGCGATAAGGAACTTGGAGATTTATTAGAAAAAGATGGTGATTTAGGAGCTACATTTGCTACTGTAGTAATTATAAGCAGATTTCCAAATGAGGAAAATAAATGATTTTAAATATCAATATATATGATATAGGAAAGTAACATGACAGTATCAAGCACAACAGTAAAAAATTCTTACTCGGGTAATGGTAGCACAACAGCTTTTGCTTATAGTTTTAAAATATTTGCAGACACAGATTTACAAGTAATTATCAGGTCCTCTACAGGAA